AGAACTTAGCTAGTGTTAAAAAGTATGGTATTAATACTTTAGAAGAATTACACAATGCGAAATCATTACAAACAGGAAGATTAGCGATAGGGTCTGCTGTTGTATTTATGGGTGTTAACGCATGGATGTCTGGTAGATTAGCTGGTAATGGACCTACAGACAGGCAGATGAGACAGGGTTGGATAGATGGTGGTTACTTACCACGTACTATTGAAGTTGGTGGTGTAAGAGTTGAGTATGATTCTATAGAACCTTTTGGTCTTATACTATCTACAATCGCTGACGTTGGTGATGCTAGTATACTGATGGGTGAAGAGTGGACAGAGAAAGAACTACAAAAAATATCACTTGTAATTGCACAATCTATTACAGGTAAATCATATCTTGC